ACACTATCAACTGGTGGTCGAGCAATTATTACATCAACTCCAAACAGTGACGAAGATCAGTTTGCGCTAATTTGGAAACAGGCCAACAAGCGTGTAGACGAGTTTGGCAACGAAACTGAATTGGGCATTAACGGATTCCGTGGTTACCAAGCGAACTGGTGGGAACACCCAGACCGTGATGAACAATGGAAGTCAGATGAAATGGGTCGCATTGGTGAAGAACGTTTCCGTCGTGAATACGGTTGCGAATTCTTGATCTATGACGAAACGTTAATTAGCTCTATGAAGCTAACTGATATGTTAGGTCGAGAACCTGCGTATAGGACAGGACAAGTTAGGTGGTATAAAAAGCCTACACCTGGCAACACTTACCTTGTAGGATTAGATCCTAGCTTAGGTACAGGGGGCGACTATGCCGGTATACAAGTGTTCGAATTACCTAGTATGGCACAATGCGCAGAATGGCAACACAATCTAACTATTGTACAAGATCAAGTTAAAATATTCCGAGATGTTATCAAGTATATCCAAGCAGAAATTGGAGAAGAGTACAATGATAACATCTATTGGAGTGTAGAAAATAACACCCTAGGTGAAGCCGCATTAGTTGTAATTGCTAACTTAGGAGAAGAAACATTCCCGGGACTATTCTTAAGCGAGCCCGTAAGAAAAGGACATGTGCGTAAATTCCGTAAAGGATTTAATACTACCCACGGCAGCAAAATATCAGCTTGTAGTCGTCTAAAATACTTTGTTGAAGAAGACAAAATGACTATCTACAGTAAAACACTAATCAGTGAACTTAAAACTTTTATCGCTGCTGGTGTTACATTTAAAGCTAAAGACGGACAACACGATGACCTAGTTAGTGCTCTACTTTTAATTGTACGTATGACAGTAGTCTTAGCAGATTGGGATCCTGCGATCTTCGATAAATTAAGCATAGAATCCGGACTAGAGGAAGACTGGGAAGCGCCATTGCCGCTATTTGTTTCCAGTAACATCTGATAAATATAACATGAACGCAAATTTAGACAAAATTGCCAAGGATCTGTATGGTAAAATACAGACACGTTTCCCTAACATTAAGATTGGGGACGAAAACGCCACTGTATTAAGCAAAAAAGAAGACATTCCTAATGCTCGATTTTTTGAATTTGAATACACTGAAAACGGAGAGCCGCTAGGTACCATTGCTATTACACTAGATACTGATGACGGTATTGTTGTACAAGTAAGTGGCGATTTAGTAAACGATGATGATGACACAACCCATCACGGCGCATATAAATTTATTCGTAGTTTTAGACAATTTGCTAAAGACCGTTTGCTTAATTTTGATGTACAGAACATTGGAAAGAGCAACATGGACAAACGCGATTATCAGTTTCAAGCGAAACGCAAGGAAGAACCAGTTATGGCACAAGCCCCTATGATGGAAAGTAAGATGTACGGTAATGCTAGAATGAGTTACCAAGATTTAGGCGAAGGCGCAAGACTAGTAGTCAAGCATAGCCAACCGGTAAACTTAGAAGTTGCCGCAGGACGTACAATGCACATCGAAAGCATTTACATTGAAAATGCTGACGGCGAAAGATTTAAGTATCCTTTCAAACACCTTAATGGTGCTCGTGCGTTAGCAGAACATATTAAACACGGCGGCACACCGTATGATTCAATCGGCAAACACATTAGCAATCTAAGCGAAGAGCTAGCAAGCCTACGCAAGTTTAAAGGGTTTGTTAGTCGCCAGACTCAAGTTAGTGAAGCAATGGGCAGTGTAACTGATCGCGTCCTTGAGCGTATTGAACAAATCAAAGAAACAATCCACAAACTACAACGTCCGGCATACTACGAATCATTTGTAGAATCATTTGAAGAACAAGAAGAACAAATGATTCCTGAAGAATTACAAAACGATCTAATTGACCGTTTAACTATTCGTACATTTAATGAAGAATTAAAATCAGTATTTCCATACATTGCTAAGTTTGTCAAAGAAAGTGAATTACCAGTATTAGAAATCGGTGCCGACGATCTGCTAAGTGAGTTGAGCAAAGATACATTAAGCAACTACGCTGATAAAGCTGACATGGATATTGTTAAGAAACATCGCAATCGTGACGGGCAATCAGATGCCAGTGACAATGAAGCTGTTGCTAAAACAGACAAGCATATTGATAAGCGTATGAACGGTATTGATCGTGCAGTTAGTCGTTTGAACAAAGAAAGTCTTGATCCAGAAGACCAGTTCGAATCGTTCCTTGAAAGCATTGTTAACGAAGACAAAGATGAATTGTTTAGCCCTAACAAGGATGCTCAGAACGCAGCGATTGACAAGCTAAATCAAATCCTTGCTAAAGAATTAAAAGGTGGCCCAGAGGGTGTTAATGCTATTGAAAGTTTAACAGGACTAATTGATGATCCAGAATTCTTACAATCATTACAAGACATTGACCCGGACTTAGATGTACGTCCACTAATCCAACAGTACGTATTACAAATAGATCCTAGAGTGGCAACACAGTTAGAGTTTGGCGGCGCTGAACAAGGCGAAACAGAAGCACCTGCTCCGGCACCTGCTCCAGAAGTTCCACCTGCTCCAGCACCTGCTCCAGAAGTTCCACCAGCTGCTGCTCCTGATGCTGCTGCAGCTCCAGCTGAAGTTCCACCAGCTGCTCCAGTAGCAGAAGGATCAGAAGAGCCACCATTTGACGGTCCTTATAAGAAGGCAGGCGATGATAAGGACGAATACGGCAATACAGTTAAGCACAAGGCTAAACACTTAGCTCATAAAGGCTTACGTGCCGCTATTGAGAAAGCCAAGAAAGCAGGCGCAACACTAGATACAAAATTAGATTTTGGCCATAAGCAAATGACGTTACACGATGCTCTAGGTGAGTGCGGTATGGTGCCTAGCGATGTTGGCTTTGCTGACGATACTGTAGACGGTATCAGCGAAATGATGAAGTTTATTTCTGGATTCTACGATAAAGAAAAAGGTGCGTTTCCATTAGGAGCACAACGTATCAAGATTAAACTTAAGAAAGACTTTGAAGACGGTGCCTTTGGCAACGCTGATCCAGCTGACCTAATGAAGGTTATGAAATTTATTGATATGAAAGATCCAAGTAGCGGTCACAATCAACAGCAGGCAATTGTAAAACTTGCTGGTATTAGTAATAATCACACCATTGATGAACAGCCAATGGATCCACGTTTAGACAAGCTAAACGGTTTGCTAGCTCAGTTGAAGAACGCAGGCGGTGCATCGGGGATGGATTTAAGTAAGTTCAGCGGTGACATGGATAACATGATCAAACAAGCACAATCAATGCCTAACGCAAAAACTTCAAATACACAAACAGGTACAATTAACGGTAAGGATGCAAGCTACGACGATGCTATGAATCAATTCCGAGCTATGGCTAAAGGAATGGGCATGGGCGGGGATGACGGCGATGATCCAATCGGTGGCATGATGAAAGGCATCCAAGGCAAAGTCGGCAGCATGGGCAATATGGGCGCATCGTCTGCTAATCAACAAATGAACCCTACTGACATGATGAAGGACATTATGAGCAGAATCAATTTTGGTAAATAAACAAAAGGATACAGTTATGAAAACTTTAAGAGAATATATCGATATCATTAATGAATCGAATCAAGTCCAAGAAGCTGGAATTTTAAATGCTTTAGGTCAAGTCGGTGGCGCTATTGGCGGTACAGCAGCTAATGCTGCAAACGCAGTTGGCGACGCAGCTAAAGGCGCATATAACGCAGTTGGTAACGCAGTCGGTGGTGCTGTTGACGCTGTTAAAGCAGCAGGTAACGATGTTGCCCAAGGCGCAAAAGCAGGTTATGCAGCAGCAACAGGCGCACCAGCAGCAGGCGCAGCCGCAAAACCAGCCGCGAAACCAGGCGCAGCCGCAAAACCAGCAGCTGCAGCAGGTGGACAACCAGAAGCATGGGTTAAAGAATTACAAACTAAATTAAATGCCGCTGGCGAAAAACTAAAAGTCGACGGCATTATGGGACCTGGTACAAGAGCTGCTCAAGCTCGCCACCCAGAAGTCACAACACAGCCAGCCGACGCCCAAGCTGTAGCAAAAGATATGTTATCAGCAAATGATGGTTCAGCAGTATCTGGAGCAGCCGCTGCTCCAAGAAATCCAAATGCTGGTTTAGCTCCAGCTGCTCCAGCTGCTCCAGCTGCCGCACCTAGTCCTTGGGCAAATGATCCTGCTAAAGATGCAGCATGGAAAGCGTTGTCTCCAGAAGATCAAAAGTGGTTAGGAAAAGCTGACCCAACTGACACTATTATTTTAAGCAGAGCACCAAACAAGGGCAAGCCAGCAGCACCAGCCACAGCCCCTGCAGCAGCTCCTGCGGCAGCACCGGCAGTAGCTAACGAGTCTGCTTACGACGAAGTTCAACGTTTGGTAAACTTAGTCCACTACAGATAATTGGTTAAAAAATACCACATTTAAGGCAAGATTTCTCTTGCTATAATAAATAAAAGCGTATACAATAACATGTATGCGCTTTTTCTTTAAGGTAGATCCGTAAAGAAAATAAGGCAAACAAAGGCATAACACAAGGAGAACTATTATGGCAACTTTGGCTGAAATTAGAGCAAAACTTAAGGCATCCGAAAACAAAGGATCAAACGATGGTAACAGAACAGGTGGAGACAATTCCATTTACGCATTCTGGAACCTAAAAGAAGGCGACGAATCCGTTCTGCGATTCTTACCAGATGGTAACGCCGATAACACTTTCTTCTGGGTAGTACGAGCAATGATTAAATTGCCATTCGCCGGTATCACAGGGGAGAGTGAAAGCAAACCAACTATTGTTCAAGTACCATGCGTAGAAATGTATGGCGATACTTGCCCAATCCTATCTGAAGTACGTGCGTGGTTTAAAGACCCAGCGTTGGAAGATATGGGTCGTAAGTATTGGAAGAAACGTAGTTATATTTTCCAAGGCTTCGTTGTAGAAGACGGCCTAAGCGAAAAAGAAAAGCCAGAAAATCCAATCCGTAGATTCATTATTGGCCCACAAATCTTTACCAGCATCCGTGCTGCTTTGGTTGACCCAGAGTTAGAAGATTTGCCAACTGACTACGTAC